CCTATATGGTTCGCACAATAACGCAACTTCGGCTGGAACTTTCGGAAGTTCGTCGCCTCTGTGTTCAAACATTTTTGCAACGAACTGAAGAATCGCAAGTCTTAAGTCTTCGGGGACATCATTTGCTGTGTCACCAAATCCAAACTTCCCTTCGATCATAATTCCATTTGTTCTTCTTAAAGTTGTTGAAGGCCAAACTGAACCCTCGCTTAATGAAACTCGGCCCCAAGGGTTGACTGTGTCCACAACATATTCTGAAGGGTCAAAAATAAATTCCGTTCCCGCGTCCGTGTAAGTTGCAAACTTCACAACTTCTTGAAGTCTTCCGAAAGGCAAATTAAAAGTTGGTGAAGCTGAAGTCATTTCAGAAATTGCGCCGTCACGAACCCCATCCCACCAATCGTCGGACCCGCCTCGATAACGAGTGGGGAACGAATCAGCGAAGACTTCCCAAACTTGAGTTATAAACTTACGGTCGGTTAGTTCTTCGAGTCTTCTTGTTGCGGCTTTTATCATTAGAAGGATTCGGTTGTCTTCCTGGCTTTCGTCCACTCGAAGATATTCTTTTGCTTCCGCCACTGTTACGACTGTCGTCAACGGGGCTGTTTTTAATCTTGATTGCGTCACCATTTGTTTTTTGTCCTTCCGCTTTCACTGAATCAACTTCTAAAGCGATTCCGTGACTAATAAAATTGTCCGCGTCTTGGTTTGAAACTTCAAGAATTTCGCCAACGCGTCCGACGTTTTCCCGACCATTAAAATTAAAAAATTGTCGCTGTAAAAAGTAAACTGGTCTTGATTCCATAGTTAACCTTAAGTGATTCAATAAAAAAATGGGAGCTAAAAAGTTAGCTCCCATTCCCTATTTGCAAATTAAGTCGCTAACATTAAGCTGGCGGCATTGCTTCTAAATGGCCTTTAACAACTGACACGCCAAGAATGGCTGCAACTGTTCCAGACACATCAAGTTTAACGCGCACATAACGTTTATATCCAAGATATGCAATCATGTAATCTTGGTCATCGTCAGTACCAGCGTCTAGAATTTTTTGTGTTCCAGAAGCGCCGTCTTCAGGCATATAAAGTGCGTCAGCGGCAACGGGAGCAAATGTCACGTCGTCGTCTGATTCTTCTACGATTAAAGCAACTTTGTTAGTTGCATTGAAAGCAAAAGTTCCAACGCTTACTTTTAAACTTGCTGAATTACAATTTTGCAAATCCGCACTTGCTGAATTTGTGTCGGCTGCAATTGACTGCGGCTTTAAAAGTTGAAGCACAGACAATTTAGCTAATAGTGATCTTACCATTTCAATTTCCTTTGTTAAATTTGGTTAAACTTTAAAACTCGGCGGAGTTAAAGGCCCCGCCAAGAATCATTTCTGATTTTTTAAAATTACGCTGTTAAAGTTTTTAAAACTTTGATTGCTTCAAAGTTTTTCACGCCGCCGCCCACGCGTTTAGTCGTGTAAAACTTGATATACGGTTTAGCCGTGTACGGGTCACGCAACACGCGGATGCCGATACGGTCAACAATTTGATAACCCACTTTGAAGTTACCGAACGCAATCGACTCTTTGTTGTAGTTATTCGCTGCAACTGAAGTGTGTGCGTCCATGTCGTCAGCTTCAAACAAGCTGTACCCAAGAAGTGAACTTGGTTGACCTTGTTCTAAACCTGGACGCCATAAATATTGGCCCTCGCCGTCTTTTAACTTACGGATTGCTTTAACCGTGTTTCTTTGCATTAACCACTTAGCGCCGCCTTGAGCATCACGGTAGTCACCTTTTAATGAATAAACTAAATCCATTAAATCGTCACCAACGATAAGGCCCGCGCCCGCTGTAGAAACGCGCTCGATTTTGTCGAAGCCGTCGCCAGAAGCGTAAGCAAGGAAACCTTTAGGTTTTTCAACGCCGTTGCCTTTAACGAATGAAGTGTTCTCGATGCGGCCAAATTTTTCAGAAATTTTGCCAGCTAACCAAGATTCAACGTTAACCGCTGCATCGTCTAAAAGTTTTTGAGTCGCTTTAGGTTGTGCATAAATTTCGTGAACGTAGATCGCGATTTTTTTCAACTTAGGTGTGTCAGTGTCAGGACGGTCTTGAGTTTCGCCAACCCAACCCGCTTCCGCTTCGTCTAAGTCTTCTAAGATTTCTAAACAATCAGTTGAAATTGTTTGAACCGACGCCAATTGTCTCATTGGTGAAGTTTCAAAAATTTTATTAACAACTTCAGAAGACATTTCTGGCGTAACTAAGAAACCGCCGTCTTCGTCGATACGCACTTGCATATCTTTAAACTCATTTGTCGCAGCGGCTTTGATAGTTTCTGGGGAAATATCAATACCTTTGCGAAGGAATGAATTTAATTCTTTTTGATAAGCCGAAGCTTTCTCTTTTTGTTCAGTTTCTTTTTCTGTGCGGTTCATTGCTGTTTGCACATATTTGATTTCGTTTTCTAAATTAGAAATACGCTCATTTGCTTTTTCTAATTTTTGAGTTGCTTCTGCTGAAGCTGTTCCGTTCTTTTTAACTTCTTCCATTTCAGCTTTGTGAGATTTTTTGAAGTCTTCAACGGCTTGGCCTAACTTTTCAAACTTTTGTTCTAATTCCATTTTTTATTTTCCTTTGGTTTATGATTTCAGCGTCTCGATTAGCTTATCAATTGACTGACCAATTTTGGTCGGGTCGTTTGAATTAGGTGCGGCTTGAACTCCAAGTGCCTTTTCTAAATCCGATTGACTAAAACCGTTGTTCTTCAATTGTTCAAGAATAAATCTTACTTTGTCAACATCCCCTAGACTTTTCGCAGCCGTCACCATTGCTTCTGTGTTCATCGGGAAAGTCACAAAAGAATATTCAAAAAGTTTTAGTTCTTTCAAACGACGAATACGGGGATTTTTGGTGTCTGGTTCGGCCTTAATTGTCATGTAGCCGATTGAAAGACCCATATTCACGCCCATTTCCATTGCTGTTTTTGCAAGTGAATAACGTTCGCGTGCTAACTGAACATTTAAGTCAAGCTTTCCTTCAACATAAAGACCCTTGTCATCTTCTTCGGCTCTCATGTTCCAACCGATTTGCTTGTATGGGTCGTGATCGGCTAAAATAGGAACTCGGCCTTTTGATTCTTGGATTGTTTTTTTAAAAGCGCCTTTGTCAACAACGTCGAGACCTAAGTCAACGTTTCCAAACGTCGAAGCATATCCGCGCACGACACCTTTTGAATCTACGTCGTCTAGTTTAAGAGAAAACGTTTTTAATTCTGGTTTCATAAAATTTCTTTCCTTCCGTCGATCATTCCCACATTTAATTTTTTAGGAAATGAAACCGACCACTCGTGACCGTCCATTAGGATTTTTGCATTAAAAGATTGTTCTTGTCCAACGATTAAAGATTGCTTCTCGAAGTCCGAAAGCTCAACTTCGATCAGCCCTTTGTCGGCGTCTAAGATGTTAATAATATTTTTTTCCAAAGGTTCTCCGCTTTCGGTCGGAAAAATAATTTTCACAGCGTCAGCGTTGCCAAGCGGGAGAGCCGTTTTAAATTCTGTAAGGATTTTCATTTTAAGTTTCACGCTTTGCCACTCCAATAATTATTTCATTTGATTTTACTCGCCCAACCACTTCACCAAGCAAGAACTTTTCTTCTGGCTTGGGCTTTGGTATTGAATCAAACGTTTCGGTTTTAATTTCATAATCGTCTAGTTTATTAGTAAGGTACTGGGCCGAAATTGACGGTACGTCGGGCATAACAAAAGCGGTTGAAATGTAAAGACCGTTTTGCGCGTGAATTAAATCTTCACGCCCGATTTCTTTTCCGATGTCGTCTAAGATAATCGCTAAAACTTTCACTGACGGATTGCCGTCGTGAAGTTGAGCTTTAAGCGGAACAGGTTGACCGACAACAATAGCATTTTTCATCGTTTAATTTCCAACACGGTAACGAAAGAGCCGCTTTCAATAAACATATCGGGCGACAAATTCTTTTCAAGCTTGATCATGGCAAGAAGCCCATGAAATCTTTGTTCATAGTCTGGGACTTTCTTAATTGCGTCAAGTCCCACTTCTACGCAATTCATTTTGGTCGGGTCATTAATCTTTCCAAACGTATCATATTTTTTGCCTTCGTTTTTAAGTTCGGCTTCCATGATTTCTTCCCACGAAATACCGTCTGGCAAGATAGGCTTCCCAATCCAAACGCCGTCACAGTTAAAAATTTCATCAAACGATGAAATGGTGACGCCTTTTCCGATTGCTTCAATAAATCTCATTTTATCTTTGTCAGCCGTTGGGTTTAAATCAACGTTCATTGTGAAGTGCGACCAATAACCCCAGCGACCTGTTAAAAGCCAGTGAGCCGCGTTCGCCATATAAGTCGATAAGTGCGTGTGTCGTCGCGTAAGAATAAAATAATTTCCTTCAGCGAGTACGCGCATGATTTTTAGTCGATCATAAATAGTTAAGTTATATCTTCGGCCAGTGAATAGTTCTTTCACGCCTTCCCAATTTAATTTCCCCATAACCATAACAACTGGTTCAACGATTTTCATTATCATGTCCAAAACTCCGTGATTTTTGTCTTCCATAGTGTGCGCATTTCTTCTGTGAACGCTAAATCAGTTTGAAGGTCGTCAATGTGATCAAGCACTAAACCTAAACTTCCGCTCATAATTAAAAGTTGAATGTCTTTTAGCTTTTGAAATAGCGCGTTCATTTCGGCGCGTGATCTTCCTTCGACAACATTACGCGCACCAAATTCTTCGACGAAATCTTGACCCCAAACGCGGGCATCACGGATAATTCGACGAAGTTTTAAGACTGCAACTTCTTTGTCATAGAAAACTTTCTTTGCAGCCACTTCATTCATAAGCGGGACCAAGCTTTGTCGGCAATAATCACCAAATTCTTCTTTGGTCATGTAAGCCCACGGAAGGTCGTCAACATAAAATAAATCGTCTTCGACTTCGTTCACTTGCCAAGGAAGATATTCGGGCTCGAAAGTTCTATTTGGGTTTGCTGCATGAGTTAGGAAAGCAATTTTCATTTTATCCGCCTAGTAATTGTTGAAGTGTGAAAACTGTCGGGCTTTTATGTTTATAAAAATTGATACGGCAAAGTTTTTCTTGAGCCGTTGAATTTTTATAGGTCACACGGATTGATAACGGCGCACATATTCTGGCATAGTAACTTAAATCAACGCGAGTGAATCCGCGTGAAGATAAAAACCAACCGTCAATAAACTTATCAAGCGAAAAGTTTTCGCCTTGTCCGATCACGCCAGTTCGGTCAACAACTTCGACCGTGATTTGATCACCTTCACCATTTGTTGAATGGAACTCGCCGCCGTTTAGCAAATAGCAATCGTCTATGTCGATAAAATATTGTGTTTCAGCGTTTGGGGCCGCTGGAAATTCGTACCCTTTGCCGCGAAACTTAAGCCCTAAAGGTTGAGAGAATGGTGCTGTCATTAGTTTACTCTCCATGCGCTTACACGCATTGATAGGGCGGTTAAGCCTGTTAAATTGTCACGCACGCGCACGCGAACGAAATCCCCAAATGCAGGGTCAAGCGCAATACGTTGTTGAAGTTTTCTGTTACCTGTTAAATAGGCGGCAGTAGATAAAAGGCCAGCGATTGATTGAGAAAAGTTCGGTTCAGAAAAAACGTTAAAAATATCCGCGTTATCTCTGATTGTGCAAAGAGTATAAAGCACGCCTTTTGATTGATATTCAACAAGGATGCCGTTTGTTAACGCGGCAATGGCTCCAAACCCTGTCGGGCTGAAATTCGCATTGTCTGATAAAAAGATTGAAAGCGTTTCTAGATAAAACGTTTGACCCGCTGGCGTGAATAAAAAATTCACAGGTGCGCCAAGTGTTCCGTTCACGTTCATCGTTTTCGAGCCCGCATTTAGCACGTTTACAATTTGATATTCGGCTTCGGGGAACTGAACGTTCGCATTGACGGACAAACGGTTAAGCGAATCAACTGTGGCCTTATAAAGCCCGTCTCCGCCAGTGATTTGCATAATTTGACGGCCAACTGTGTCGGTTAAAAGTTGGCGAAGGTTCGTCCCGTCAAAACCGTAAACGTTTGACGCGGTTCTAACGGTCCTATCGTCCGATAAGCCTGCATCGAATCTATTTGTTAAGCCTGCATCGTTTGTTAAATGCGTGCTAACGATGCCATTACTATCAACCCGCATCGCATGATATTTTTTAGGGTTAACAGACCTATCAACACCATAAATAGGGATTCCGTGGTCTCCTGTATCATAATGCTGTTCTTCTTTCACGACCTTAACAATCGTGTTGTCTGTTCCGTCAGTAATTTTCACAGGCCATGCGTTTGCGATCGTGTTCGGGAGCCCTTGGTTTGCGGTCACGCTATCAGTTGCAGCCGTTAAATCACGATTGTTGTAAACATCGAGCGCGATTCTTCCGCCAGACATCGCAAGCGAAGTTAAGGCTTGTGTTTGGTCTTGAATTTGTTGAGTTACATTTCTTAAACGTGCAATGACTCCAACGTTTGAAGGCGTTGGGTTTGTTGAAGCGTCATAGAGACCGTTAATTTTAACTTTTGCATTTCCGTTTTGATCAACTGTTTGTCCGCGTGTCGCGTCCGTCGCATCGAAGGTTCGCGTGCGCGTATAAAAGTCAGGGTCATTCAACGTTCTAGTCGGAATCGGTTGTTTCCATTCGTCAGACATTTTCTAAACCCCGTATAAATCGCCAATAAGTGTGGCGTTGAAATTTGCAGTTGTCGGTCTTGCATTTGTTGCGATAATTTTTATGATGTCTGTGCTTCTGAACGTAAAACGATGCAAAGGAATTTTATGGTTGAACGCCGTCCAGTTGGTGCGCTTTTTTGCTAACGTTTCAGTCCCTAAGTTATCTGTTTTTGTCACAATATATTCGCCGATGTTTTCGCCGCTCACTAAGATTTCTAAAACGTCAAAAGCCCGATCAATCGGGACTGTATAAGATAAAATTTCGCCAGTTGCGTCGGCTGTTAAACTAATTTCGTCGAACATGATAATGACCTGACCTTTTTTATTAACCGTTGAGTGAACAACTTGTGTTAAACTTAAACCGTTTTTTCCTGGCTGGCTCACCTTTAGGGCCTTTGATGTTGCCTTGCTTATTCCAACCGTCAGAAAACTTTTTAAAAAAGTCTCCCGATTTTCTATCTAAGTAATAATCACCAGCAACACCAATTTCTTCGTTCGGTTTTCCATTTGAGTCAAACCAACGAGAGCCGTCCTTGCCCGTTTTTCCCGCCAAGCCCCTCAAACCTTGGTCGCCTTGTGGACCTTGTTCGCCTTCTCTGTTTTTAGGGCCTAAATTAACACCCACGGATTAACCCCTAGCTTTATAAACTAAAACGCAACGGCAATTAATAACTTGATCAGCCCCGCCGCTTGAATCACCTGGACATTCCATAAGAGCGTCGGGCGGAACCCCGAATTTTTCGTCAAGGTTTACTTCAGCGCCATTCATTGCAACGTGATCAGCGTCGTTTCCGTCTCCGCCGTCGCGCACGCGAGAATCATTTGCTGAAACCCACTCTTTGACCATGCCTGGAATTTGAAGCGACTTAACCGCTTCAAGGGAGCCGTTGTTTGAAGCTAATTGCACTTCTGTTCTTGCGATTGTTCTAGCGCGGCCCGCTGATAAGCCTTCAAATTCTTTCATTAGTTCATTTGAAAGTTCAGCATTGGTGTCACCATTTGCAATCGTGTCTTCGACATATTTTCTAACAAGTCTTTGCACTTGTTTTCGTGTAGTGCCTTCGATTTGCGTGATTGCATTTCCAGTTCGTGTTTCGACATAACGATTAACAAACTGATCATATTTTAAATTTGCTTTGGTCTCGATGCCTGAACCGAATACTGATTTTGATTCGTCAAGAATCATGCGACCGAAATCTTGCAACGTGAATTTAATGTGACGACGAAGTGTTGCTTCAACATCTTTCATGCCTTCACTTGCTGATTCTAATAAAGCGTATTCAATTAAGCGAGCGTCTTTCAAACCATTAACCGACGAACGCATTTTTGCGTTCATAGCTTTTAAGTCTTCGGCCAAACTTCTTTCAAAGTCGCTTTGAAGCCGCTTTTTTCTTGCGTTTTGGCGTCTCCAACTTTGTCGTTTCTCGTTTGAGTTGAGAAGGTTGATTGACTTCCATTGTTTGTCGCCGTCTTCGTTTCCGAAGTCATCGTCTTCATTTGGCGGTTTAACATTTCCGTTGCTTGGTTTGTTGAGTGCATTTTCGTCTGGAACTTTCGTTGGTTCATTCGGATTTCCTTCTGGGTTTAATTCTTCATTTAAAAGTGAGCCGCCAGAAAAGTCTTCTGGCTTTTCGCCTATTTGATTTCCGATAACAAAAACGTCCCAACCTTCTTTGTCTTCATAACCAACGGCTTCACGCTTTTCATTTTGGGTTAAGAAGGTCGCATCTTTAACAGTGTTAAACTTTTGCTCGCGTTTATACGTTAAAGCTTCGATGTCGTCAGCGTTATAACCTAAAGTTAGGTTCTCACCAAATGCGGGAGCTAACCAACGATTTAATTCACCAAGCATTAAGTCCATTGTCGGAAGAACCGTTTCTTCATAGAAAGCTAAACGAGCTTCACGATAGTTGTTAAACGTTTTTTGGCCCAAGCCTAAAAGTTCAGGCGGGATTCCATAGATTCTAGCAATATCATTTTCAGAAACTTCTTTGCCTTTTAGAAATTCCATTTCACGCGGGCTGAAAGACATTTGCGTCCAGCTTAATCCGCCTTCAATGATCATTGGCGTGCCCGCGTTTTGTGGGCCTTGATAATTTTCACGGAAGTCACGTCTCATGCGGGCATATTGTTCAGTAGTTAGTTCGCCCCTAGGGTTCGCATCACTTACTTTCATTTGAAGCACACCACTTGGGGTCGCCGAGTTTTGAAGTAAGCCTAAGTTCCAACGTTGAGCCGCATTGTTTTGATCAAGCGAAATCATTCCCGCTTCAAGTGGGCTTAACCCGTACCAATCGTTTAGTGGGTGAAAAGATTTAACGTGTAAAATGTCTGAACGCATTTTAACAAAATCAACGGGGAAAGTTTTGATGCGTCCGTTAGCCGTATATTGATAAGCTTGCGGATAACCGTTAGCCGCTGGAATGATTTTCATGCGGTCAGGTCTAGCAGGCCATAATTCAAACGGCGGAGCGTTGTCTTTAGGCTTTGCAGCTTCAATGTAAGTGTTACCACTGATTTCATAAAAGCCCACCATTGATTCGATAAAAGCGTTTCTTGATTGAAGTGGGTTTGGTCGCTCGATCAGCGTTAAAAGCGGATGCGTTTCAATTTCTTTTTTACGCTTTCCTTTTTTCTCGAATAATTCTAATTCAATGCCGCCACAACTTTTTGAAATCATGGAAATACAGCGAAACACTAAAGCATTTTTTGAATAACCTTGTCGTGCAAA